GGTTATCGGCGGGGTGAAACGCCCGGCCATCCTTGGTTGTGAGCTTCGGGTTGAAGCGATAAGGGCTGTCTTTGCCTTTGAACCGGTTCAGGTCTGCCAGTTGGCGTTCGCACGCGCGCTGGACCCACTTGCAGGTCAGGATTTTCCCGGCAACGACGTCTTTGGCGTACTGCCGGGCGATGGCTGCATAGTCAAGTTTGGCCATCGACATCAACCCGCAATATCGGCCCAAGGGTCGTTATCCCGTGGGGCATCACTGGGTGCCGAAATCCGTGAACGTGCCGCAGGGGTGAAGCCCATCTCAGTCTCGTAGACCTTCATCTCCATAGCCAACTCACGAATCACGTCCATCAGTGGCGAGCGACGCAAGATACCGCTAGGTGTCTTGATGATCATCCCCGAGACACCGGCGCGATTGATCTTGGCCAGCGCCTCGCGGTACAGGCCAGAGCAGTTCGCCCAGCGTTCCAGCACTGCACCATCAAGCGCGGACAAGAGACCGGGCGGCGAATTAGCCACCGCGTAGTTCCACGCCTCCTTGGCCACGTCGCTCATGTATTCGGGCGGCGTGCAGAGTGCCGTAGTCGGCCGGGGCTCGTGGGGATTGGTCCGGCATTTCTGCACGGTGCCTTTGATCTGTTTGATTGCCAGCGGAAGCGGCTTACGACCAGCCATGGGGGTGGACTCAATTCTTCAAAAAAATGTTTTCAATTTGCACGCGCAAAAATCTGTGCAGGCGCACGCATCTCTGGCCGCCGTCTGTAGAGATTGAGACCCCCTACCCCCCCTACGGAGGAGTGGTCAGCGCCGCCCTGCGGTCTCGCGTGCTGTCTTTCGGTTGTGACATGAGACGCACAGCGCCTGCAGGTTGGCCGTGTCAAAGCGAGCACCGCCGTCCTTGAGGGGAGTGACGTGGTCAGCCACGACGGCTGTCACCACGCGACCACGCTGCTCGCACGCACCGCACACCGGGTGCTGACGCAAGAACGCGGCACGTACCGCACGCCACTGGGCTGATTGATAAAACCCCAGCTCTGCATCAAAGCTGCGCCGGGCACGACCGTAGTCACGGTGCACCGCTTTGCGATGGGTATCGCAATAGCCGGGCCTTGCCAACACAGCACCACAACCGGGGTGTCTGCAAGGGGTTGGCGCTGACAGTGGCATGAAGTCGACAGTCTTAAAAATGTTCGCAACTATTTGCGGGACTTGTGGGTTCAGGACTTGGCTTTACTTGTGTTCAGAGCGTTCATACGAACACCAGCAACAACCCAAAGGAAACAAGCAATGTCCTACACCAGCAACGAATTCACGGTCGACGAGGTCGGGTTCATCCAGATCGCATTGACCAAGGTCTTAGCAGCAGTGGCTCGCGGAGAGCTAGACCTCAACCGACTTGCCCGCGAAGAGCTCGCATCACGTGGGCTGAACGACCAGGGCAACTGGATCGGCTTTGAAGCCGCCAAGAAACACCACAACGTTTGAGAGGTAACACCATGAGCAACAGCACCCGAGACCAGCAACTCCAGCAAATCGCGCTGGACCACTTGTTTATCGCAACCCTTGAGACCCGCAGCAGCGACAGCCTCGACTTCCATGACGTGAGCGTCTGGGCCATCAAAACCGCATTGCAAGCCGCCTTTGAGGCAGGCCGCAACGCCGCTGCCAACCCTTCACAAACACAACCCAAACAGTAATCAGGAGATCGACATGACCACACCAGCCACAGCGCAACTGAGCGCATCGCAGCAACAGATCCTCAACCACGCCGCCGTCAACACGGATGGAAAACTGGTCTGGTTTCCCGAGACCCTCAAGGGCGGTGCCAGAAAGAAAGTTCTCGACAGCCTCTTCAACCGGGCGTTGATCACGACTGACGGCACACATTGGTTCGTAGCCGCTGAGGGCTACGAAGCGCTGGGGATACCGCGTCGAGCGCCCATCACGATGGCGGCTCTGGACGCAGTGATTGAGTCTGCTGAAGCAAGTCCTGCAGCCAAGCCACGCACGCGTGACAACAGCAAGCAAGCCCAGGTGATTGCGATGCTCAAGCGAGCCGAGGGCGCAACGATCACGCAAATCTGCGAGGCCACCGGATGGCAATCACATACGGTGCGCGGCACCTTTGCCGGAGCCTTTAAAAAGAAACTTGGACTGGAGATCACCTCCAGCAAAGCCGACGGCAGCGAGCGGACTTACCGCATCACCACGAATTGAGACCAGCCATGACATCCATGACCATCACCATTGAACGCACGCCTCGCACCCTGCAATTTGAGGGCACTGCCATTGAGGTTGAGGAGCTGAGCGTTCGCCTGCCATTTGCCCGCAAACCCGTCGACCTCAGCGAGGTGGGCGGCGAAGGCAACTACAAAGTGTTTGTGACCGAGACCCGGGAGATGACCTCTGCGGAGTTCGATGGCTTTGCCTGCCAACTGCTCAAGTCACGCGACTGGCTCAATGGCAAGGGCGGCTACCTTGCGGACGGCAGGCTTTGCGTTGAGGTCTGTGCCAGCGGCAGGCCCACCTTGTACGTCGACCCCTCCGGCGGAGATTACGGTCGCTACGTTGCCCGTCTGGGTTAAATTAGTTTCCAACAAAGCAGATCAGGCAAACTGGTCTGCTATCTCTTTGTCAAACTGCGCTTTGATGATGTCGTAGATCATCCAATCTTTGCGTTGCTCACCCACCTTGGCGTTGTGCACACGTCCCAGGCAGACCTGGATCCAAACCTTAAAAACCTGCGCTTTAGACTGACCTCGCAGTCCCTTCACCATCCGCTTGGCCTGTTCAATTTTTTGTTCGCTCATCGTGTTCCTGTTCCAGTGCTAACTTGCACTTAAACCATTCACGCTCTGACCAAACAGGAAGCCAAGTCACTTTTTAAATACTTGCCATCACAGTGGCGTTTCAGCCACTTGAAGCGCGGACAGTGCTGGACCAAGGTCGTCAAACTTCACTTGGTCAGCCTGACGTACCGCTTGTTTCCCGGAGAAAGACTGCCAGCGTTTGACGATCACGTCCACATACTTGGGATCGAGCTCAATGAGCCGGGCACGACGACCCGACTTTTCACAGGCGATCAGGGTAGTGCCAGAGCCGCCAAACGGGTCCAGCACGATGTCTCGTGTTTTGCTACTGTTGCGTACCGCACGCTCCATCAATTCCACCGGCTTCATGGTCGGGTGCAAATCGTTCTTGTGTGGCTTCTTGATGTGCCACACATCACCCTGGTCGCGAGCACCGCACCAGTAGTGCTGGGCACCGTCTTTCCAGCCGTAGAGAATGGGCTCGTACTGGCGCTGGTAATCCGCGCGGCCCATGGTGAAGGTGTTCTTGGCCCAGATGATGAAGGTGGACCACTTGCCCCCTGCGGCGCGAAACGCAGCCTGCAAGGTATCGAGTTCGGATGAACTCATGGCGATGTAGACCGCACCCTTGGTGACGTCCAGGATGTTTTGACATGCCGACTGCAAGAACGCTCCAAAGTCAGCGCCCATGTTGTCGTTCAGGATGGGACGGTCCTTGCCGCGCATCTTGTCCTTGGCCGTATTGGCGTAGTTGACGTTGTAGGGTGGATCGGTGGCAGTCATGTCCACCAGTTCATCGCCCAGAAGCGCCTTGTAATCTTCTGCCTTGGTGGCATCGCCACACAGCAGCTTGTGCTCGCCAAGGACCCAGATGTCGCCGGTTTTGGAGACGGCTGTCTCGGCTACCTCGGGTGCCTGGTCTTCGTCGGTCAGGCCATCGTTGCTGGGGTCGCCCGCGATGAGCTTGTTCCACTCTTCGGCGGTAAAACCGGTAAGACCCAGATCAAAGCCAGCTTCCTGCAGCTCGGCCAGTTCAAGGCCCAGCAGGTCGTCATCCCAGGATGCGTTCTCGCCGATCTTGTTGTCGGCCAGGATCAGTGCCTTGCGCTGAATCTCGGTCAGGTGTTCCATGGACACGACGGGCACCTCGGACATGCCGAGCTTGCGGGCAGCAAGCAGCCTGCCGTGACCTGCGATGACGTTGTTTTGCCCGTCCACCAGGATGGGCGAACCCCAGCCAAACTCGGTGATGCTTGCCGCGATCTGTGCCACATGGGCGTCCGAGTGCAGCTTGGCATTTCGGGCGTAAGGGATCAGGGACTCAATCGGCCGGTATTGGATTTTGATGGTGGGCTTCATGCTGCTTCGGAAACAAAAAAGCCCGCGAGAGACAAGCTCGTCGCGGGCTGTTGAATGGGGGTGGCTGCAAGACACATCTCTCGCAACCTTAGACAAAATGTAAGCGAAATTCCGGTAAAACGCGACACGCTCAAATCCGCGTTTTC